AAGGTGTTGCGCCTTTTACTTGTTTAGTATTTGCCATCGATCTTGCTAGTGCTTTTGTGTATCTAGAAGCAAGTTTGTCATACAGGTTGTCTTCAATAGCTTCCTCAGTGATCGCAAAAGCGAGAGCAATTGTCTCGTTAGTGTATCTTGCTGTGAAAGTTTCTTGCGCTTGATCAAAAGCAACTCCAGATCCTTCTGGTTTTACTAATGCGTTCGCGAAACCCGACAACATAACTTCTTCTTCAAAAGCTCTGTCAGATGACTCAGTCGTATAAATTTCTGCCGACTGATTTTCGTATTGTTTGTACTCCAGGCCAAATAAAGCATTTAAACCTGGCTCTAGTTCTTTAACTAGCTGATTACGTGATATTGCCATAATTTATTCTCCTTATATGCCTATTGCGTTGTTACCAAGAAGATGCTCATTAATCATACATCTCCAGACGCTTCCTGCGACTGAGACGTCCTGACTAAGTGTATCTCTCGTTAAGCCTAATACTCTAATTTGCGTAGCTGCTGCTGCTCCGACGATTGCGCCGATCGTATTTTGAGAGCTAAACGGTGAAGTTGTGCTCCCTGTTCCGACTACGATATCAGCATTTGCTCCAACAGAACCGGGATTAGTGTAACCTGTCTCTAACGTCATCGCTTCAAACATTGTTTGAGGATTGTCATTAATGAGACACGTATGATCACTAGCCGCCACGTTGGGTGCATAATTAGACCAAGTAGGCTTACTTGTAGTAGGGTCAGTATAAAAACTGCCATTAAGTGAACCCACGAGTGTACCGCCGCCTGCGCCAGCAGATATTACATATCCTGTCGCTTGCATTGCAGTTAATTCATGGTGGTAGATTGCTGCCGAAGCGGAAGCTTTCAACCATTCACCTAACCCAGCATTATGATCTGCCTGTCCTACATTTCTCAACGGTCTAAATCCGAAGCCCGTTGATGATTGGTTAGCCATAGTTTTCTCCTTGTGTAGACTACTATCCGCAGTCTACGGTTAATTAAAATTTCGTTGGTTTAAAGTAAATTACTTTTTGCCACCGAAGGTTGTACGAGACTGTCGATCAATATTGATCGGCATACTCTTATGCTGTTCCTTCATCAAATCGTTGTCTACTGCTTCCATCTGATCCATTCCTAATTTGGAAAAGTAATCAGATCTCTGCTTCGCGATTTCTTCAGGTACCCTTGTCAGCACAAGGCCTCCGTGCCCGATCACCCCGGCATACTTGCCATCTGGTATTGCTGGATAGTCATCTTCTGGATAAGCATCGGCTCTTACTAACTCATACCCGGATCTTAAGCGTCCCTGTATGTTTTTCGTGTCGACGTATCCCATGATTTCTACCCTAACCCATCTGTGTCTGAATCCAGCTGGCGCGTTGGGTGTATCTAAGTACGATGGTGGAGTCCAAACTTTCTTACGTGTTGTTTTAGCTCTTGTTTGGCTCGCACGGGAAGTTTTTTTATCTTCGTTTTTCATATGCTATTCTCCCTCCGTGAGTCTTAATTGTCTTGCATACTCTTCTAGTGGCACACGCAATTTTTTAGCGATTGCTACTTGTGAAGGTGTGAGTTTCACACTTTTGCGACCAATCCTTGCACTCCGCGTTGCAGAAGCAACGTTTTGTGTAGGTTTATTAATCGTCTTTTCTACAGTATTACCAAATTTCTGAGGGAATTCAAGTCTTATTCTTTTATCAATTTCTTTATAATAAGAATCAGACTTAGGATCATACCCTTCTTCTTCAGTAAGCTTTCTATGTAGATCAAAAGCGGTGTAGGTCATGGCATTATCTTTACCAAACCAATCATTATTTTCCGCCCAGTCCTCTGCTTTCGCATCGGGTGGCGGGGCTTGTCGAGTTGGATACTGGGCTCCGGGACCTTGTTTTCTTGTAGTTTCTCTAGCAGTCTCTTCCATTTTTTGTCTGCTTTTGATTTCTGCAAGTTTACCCTGCTCATATCCTAACTGTGAGATAGCTGTTAAAGCCTCGACTTCAGCTTTTTTATCATCTGCTTCTCGGGAAGCACCTAATTTAGCTTGAGCCGCTGCTAAAGATGATTTGATTCTATTCTCCATTTCCACGGCATAATCTCTATCTAAACTCGTGGCTGTGTGAGTCATTTCATCTCGTTCTCTCATTACACGTTTAGCATAAACAACAGCTTCTTCTTTTTGTCGCTCAGCTTCACGCATTTTTCTGGTAAGTTTAGCAATACGTTTTTTAACGCCTTCACTATACTCTTCCATCTCTTTCTTTTGTTCTGTTGGTTGTTCTTTTACTTCTTCCTTTGTAGCTTGTTCTTTGTCGTCCTTGCTATCTCGAACATCCACTGGCTCATCCAATTTCTCAGGTGTGTCAACGGGCTTATCACTGTCTTGAGTAGTTTTTTCATCTTTGACTTCTCCTCCTTCAGCTTTTTTATCTAAATCAACTTCAGTTGCTTTTTCATCAGCATCACCGACATCAATTAGATTCTCTGTTTTTTCTTTGTCTTCTGGCATAGTTCCTCCCTATGATTAATAATCGTGAAATATCTCATCGTTGGTATCCACGGTCGCTAGAACTTCATCGTCATTTAAAAGTCTAACTTCACCCCCCTCTATTTTAATTCGTGATCCTGCATATCTTGCAAAGATAACCCAACTACCTTTTTTACACCAAGGTCCTTTAGGATATCTTTCTGTATCTTTATAGGCATCTGGCCCAACGGATAAAACAAGTCCACAAGTTGAGGCTACTTGGGCTCGTTCTAAAGCGTCATCAGTTATAATAATTCCACCTTTAGTTTTTTGTTTATGCTTGAAAGGAAGAACCAATAATCGCCATCCCGTAGGAATAGGCAATTTAGCTGTTTCAGATGTTAAATCTTTTTCAACTTTTTTAGGTTCTTTAGGTTCTTTATCGTATTTTTCTTGGAGAGCCGCCTTAAGTTTTGGGACTTCCTTTGGGTTTGATACTGATAACTGTTCCGTCACTGTTTTTTTGCTCCTTTTTTTCTAGCAGGGTGGATATTTCCTGACTTAGATACTGATATGTTCGTATCTGTCCTAACATATACTGGTATTTTTCCATATTGTCAACACCTCCAGAAACCAGGGCTGCAACAACATCATCGTGACGCATTTTAATAATTCGTCTAATTTTATCTACAAATATAAAGTCTTCCATTATTTTTTTCTCCTTTTTGCTTTTTTAACTGGTTTACTCCCATAAGCTTTTGTCCATTTACTCGCTATCTTAGGCTTATTCTTCCATAAATAACGTCTTTGTTTTTCTGATTTAAACGGCATCTTTCTCCTTACTAGGAATATTATAATCTTCCAAAACAGATAATTTCTCTTCAGCAGTTGCAATTTTATGTAATAAAGAATCTAATTCTTGTTGATGATTAAGATGTTCACTAACAGCTACAGAATTTTCCAAAAGTAGTTTAATCGAAGCATCGGCTGATGCTATTTCTGCGTCAAATTGTTTTTCTAATGCGTCTATTAAGACTCGTCTCATTAAGATACTTTTTGAAGATTAACTGCATTTGGACCTTTTGGGCCCTCCTCAATTTCAAATGTCATCTCTTGACCTTCATCAAGACCATCCATACCTGCATCTTTTACTGCAGAGATATGAACAAATACATCTTTTTCGTTATCTCCTCTTTCAATAAACCCGAATCCTTTGGTTGGGTTAAACCATTTTACTTTTCCATTCATACTCATTACGATGCTTTTCTTTCTCTTCCCATTTTTTTAAATGTTAATGCTAAAGCTTTAGCACGACCTGTACATCCTGGTTTTGTAATAGGAGTACATTTTCCTTTAGTTCCTCTTTTCTTAATTGAAGCAGTAGCTTTTTGAATCCACTTGCCGTTGCCACCTTTTTTCAAAGCGACTCGACCACCAGAAGCATAAATGCTTCTTTTAGTCTTCATTGGACGGCTTGCTGTTGAATCGAAATATTGAGGCATTATTTTTTAAGTTCTCGAACTATTCTTCTTTTTTCTGCTTTAAGATTTCTTTTGCCTTTTTTCTTATAGGCTCTTTCAGCATCAACACGACCAAGTTCTTCAAGTCTGTTCATACGTCTAGTGTTACGAGCTTTACCACCTCTCTTAAGTGCTTGGCCTGTTCCACGTTGAGCAATTCCACCACCACGTAAGCCTTGTCGAACAGCTCCGCTTCCTC